CTTTTTGTTAGAACCCGAAAACATTTCAATATCTTTATTAATCACATTCAACTCATCACTCAAATATTCTAACTCCCCTTCATATGCATTAATTTCTCCTGACAAAGTGACAAGTTTATCCTTCTTAGTCTTTACATTCTTTTTACCAGTCTCTTCCAATTCCTGAATAAAACTATTTTGCATATCAATCTTCTCTTCTAAAAGATCTTTACGGATAGATAATTCTCTTATTCTCTCATTAGTTCCTCTCATTCTTTCCCTGAGAAGTAAACTCATCACTGAAAATATTTTAATATCTAATAGATCTTCAATGACTTCTCTTCTTACTGGAGCATTCAATTGCATAAAAGGAACAAAGGATGCACTACCTAGTATAACAATCTGAGTGAATGACTTATAATTTAATTTTAATACTTGTTCTTCCAACCATTTTTGTTGATCAGTCGCTGCAGAAGCCTGATCGAGTACACTTCCATTTTTATGAATCTCAAATATATTTGGTTTTATTCCTCTTACTACTTTCCATTCTGTTTTTCCAATATCAAATTCTACTTCTACTAAACATTCTTTCTCATTTACTGTATTAACTAACTGCCCCTTTGTTATCTTACGAAATGGTTTATTAAACAAAGAAAAAGTAAGAGCATCCAATATAGTACTCTTACCAGCACCATTAGTACCAATAATAAGACTAGTTTGCGATTCCTTTAAATTAATTTCAGTAAAATGATTTCCAGTAGAGAGGAAATTACGCCATCTTATCTTTTTGAATAAAATCATTCGCTCTTGGTGGAATCACAAAATCATCTTCAGTGATGATTACATACCTATAATTATACATGTTACAGGTGTTTATTGCAAGCTGGTCGGGAACTTCCATGATACTCATTGGTGGATAATCCTCTGCTTCCAACAATCCACCATACCGAACAGCGTCATCTTCTTCCTCAAAAAGATACAATGCCTTCTCACCTTCAGGATCGGTGACAGCATATGCACCCTCATGCTCTTTTCCTTGTATAGCAAGAACAAACATTACTCGAACTCACAAGCCTCCCTGTAAACGTCCTTCATGATGTTTTTCACTACTTCTTTATCTAAATCAAATTCGGACTCTTCAATGTATTTATTTAAAAGTGTTAGCGTATCTGCATTTTCATCGGAGGAAAACTCTACCTCTTCATCATCAATACTAAAATTCTCAACAACTTTAAGATCATAACAACCTGCTTTATCAATTTTATCAACAAACTTATCAAATTCTAATTGACTAGATTTCTTACGAACGATAACCTTGACTATCTTATCCTTCAAATACCTTGCATCATATAACTTGGAATTAGTATCTTCATAATATACCTTCTCAAAAATATTATAAGGGTTCTCTATAAACTCCAATTCAAAGGTTTCTGTATCAAATATATGGAATCCTCTTCTATCTCCTGCATCATTCCAGAATATTTGGTACGGATTACCCAAATAAAATACCTTACCATCATTTGATCTTGTATGATAGTGTCCAGAAAACACTACATCTAGTTTCGTAAATACCGAAACATCTATATTCATGTGTGCATTTGTTTGAACCATTCCAGGAAATAATTGGAATCCATTCAATTCTAAATGACCAAATGCTGCTTTTGATTTAGTATTCTTAATTGCCTTTATAGAGTCATCATAATTATCCTGACATATCCAAGGAAGAAGTAATGTTTTAAAACCATCTATATCTACTTCAGATGGGCCAACATATCTAACAATATTATCGTATGATTCTAATAAAGAATCTACAGCATTTACTTGATTTGTATTTTTATAATAAACATCATGATTGCCGACTATAGTATAAACCTTGGCATTTAACTTTTTAAATTTATCATATACATGTTCCTTTGCCCAATTCAATGCCCAAAAATCAATATTCTTACGATTGTCAAATGAATCTCCAAGATGAATTACATTCTTAATTTTTCTCTCCTTGATTGTAGGAAAGAAAATATCATCATAAAACTTTTGAAAATAGTCATGAAAAAGTTTGCTGCTCTTTCGAGCCCCATAATGGGTATCAGTTATTAAAGCAATTTTCATTTTTTGGTTGTGTTGCTTCTTGTTCTGTTTATTATACTGATAAATTTATCTCCTGCAAATGTGCCACCAAGACACACATCAATCTCATCCCCATCTTTCCAGTTGGTTTCACCATTCATTTTGGTGTGTGTCATTGCTAATTGAATCTTATCAATGACTTCTTGTGTTAATCTCATGAATACTGTTTTGCTTGGATGTTCTCCTTGATGGTATTGTAATCTGATGTATTGTAATCTCCGTCTGCACTAAACACTTCATCAAAACCTGACCTTTCAATAATTTTAGATCTTATATCCATCTGACGTTTCTCTTTTTGAATTCTACGTAGAAAGGCATAATGAATAATTTGAGTGAAATAAGCAAATGGGTTTCTAGACTTTTCAGGATCAAAGTTTTTAATATACTGAACACAGTTCTCAATTCCGTCAGAAATCATATCTTCCCTAAACATGTAGTTTACAAAGTTTGGTTTATATGATAAGTGAGTAGCAATCTTTAAAAAGCATGATCCAAGATAGTTTGTTATTCTAGGACGTGGTTTCCCTGCTTCTTCTGCGTCTGCACATTTACCTCTGTATACAATAAGTGCTTCAAGAAACTCTTTATTGTTTACATAATGCTCCGACTTCTTAGTACGTCTAACCATTGCATTCTCTTCCTGTGCTAGTTGTTTACATTATAACACATCATTTTCGTTTAATCAACAAAAGTAACCTGTCATCAATTTCCTTTGTGACTACTATATCAAAGTTTTCAAAGGATTTGAGGATATTATCTTTAGAAACACCAGACCAATCTTCATCAAGTTCAGTTTCAAACAGTCTAACGTCATCGATAACTACCAAACCTAAGTCAGCTTGATATTCTTTATCAATTATACTACACTCTTCTAACAAGGGTACATCTAAATGATTTTTAGAACTAAGACCTTGAGACCAGTGAGCATCCAACCAAAAGAAAACATGATTCTCTTTTGTTAAACTATTTAAGTATTTTGGGATTTCAATTAAACTATCACCCAACACACGTTCTACATTACTCCAATGACCAACCTTTGGACTTAACCATTCATATAATTGTTCTGATATTTCAACAGTAAAAATCTTTTCAAAATACTGATAGATAGCATCTATACTCTGTCCATATGCAGTTCCAGTCTCAATAAAGGTAGAAAAGATATTAGGATCCTCAACATGATCGGATATTGCTTCCGAGTATTCACCTAAATCTTGTGGGTTTAAAAATCTTCCCATTGTACTTATTCATTTATCAATTTATTATAACACAAAATCACGGGGCTTGACAAGGTATAAAAATATGAATATAATAACTCTGTCAGGGTTCAGAAGATATATTAGCTAGATTTATAAAGCTTCTCTAAGAATATTCGGGCATCAGATATAGAACTTAAGAATCCCATATCTTGATCAGCAGGTGATTCATTACTATCTCTATCTTTGTCTTTTATGTATCTTTCATAGATTTTAATTATTTGTTCATCAGATACTTCAGTTACAGTAATAACTTTTTTCATATCAATAACTAAAACAGAATCATTGGCCATTTCTAACCAAGGATTGACTCTTACTGCACCCATTCCCATCTGGCGAATTTGTACTGTTTCAAAAGTTACGGGCGAGTCGAGTATTAAAATAGTTGTATCTTCTTCTTCGCATGGACATATCTTAGATAAAATCTCCTCACCAGAAACTAATTTAATTACTCCTAAAAATTCTTCTTCTTTCTTATCCATTTTCCTTCAGATCTATTTGTACTATTTCATAATTAAACTTTTCATTATTGTAAATTTTGATTCGTTCAATTAAATGGTTTAATGTATAGTTCTTACGTGAACTATAAGTAATGTCATCAGCTATGTCATAAAGAACTGCTTGTGTCTTGTTATCTCCTTTCCTTAGAACTCGACCAATCGATTGAAGATTTCGGATTCTGGATTTAGAGGGACTAGCAAAAATGACGTTATGAAGATTTTTAATATTAATTCCTGTGGAGAATGTTCCATAAGATGCTACTATGATTGCGTTTTTTTCTTGTTCGGTAATCTCTCTGACTAATTCTCGTTCTTCGGCACCAACACCGCCATGTACAAAGAATACCTTACGATTATCCGATACAGAATTATTTATTAAATCGTAAAGTGGTTCACCATGTGCTTCGACTCTACTGAATAGGACTAAAGTATTACCTGTAAGATCTAATACAAGATTTTTAATAAAGTTATTACGTTTGGGATGACCAATAATATACTGTAGTTCATCCTCATATGTTTCAAATTTCTGTGCTTTATGCTTCAATAATAAAACATGAATTTGTAATTTGGATAGATGACCTTTATCAATTAGTTCTTTAGTCTGAGTTACTTTGTATGATGGACCAAACAATCCCTCTAAGACCCATTTATGCGTCTGTGATCCATCTAAAGTACCAGTAAACCCATATCTATATTTCGCATCATTCATCTTCGTCATGATGCTTACAAGGGATTTTGATTTAAACAAATGAGCCTCATCTCCTATTGCTACTTCAAAATCTTTAAAGAATGGTTTTTTCAATTTATAGATTGATTGCCATGTAGTAATTGTAACTGGATATTCATTTGTCTTTTCTTTTCCAGAATATATTTTATGACAATATTTCTCTGCGTCCCATCCATAATCCTCAAAGTCTTTAAACATCTGTTCTACTAATGATGTAGTAGGAACAACTAGTAATACTTTCTTTTTCTTTTCTACAAAATATCTTACTACAGCATATATCATCAATGACTTACCTGATGCAGTCGGTGATATAAGAAGTTTACGATTGA